TGAGACTAGTTTCCTACATGAATCGGGCGAGCGCCTGGACTGTGGAAAATTATTTTTCCCCGCACCTAAGCACGATCCCCAAGGCTTCATGTCATGTTTGACCTACATTCGTAGAGCCTCGTTGATGGCTGCTACAGGGCAAGCCCCTGAAGATGATGACGGCAACAGCGCCAGCCGCCGCCCAGAGGTAAAGACACCAGACATCACTGACCACCTGTTAGCAATTGAAGGCAGTGGTAGCAGTGAAGAGTTAGCAAAGATATACAAAGACGCACTTGATGCTTGCGAAGGCAATCAGGCACTTCAAGCCAAAGTCATCCAAGCCAAAAAAGCACGGGTAGAGCGTGCCAAGCAGGAGAAAACAGCATGAGCGAAGAACAACAATCAGAGGCATGGTTTAGCGCCAGAATTGGAAAGGTGACGGCCTCACGTATTGCCGATGTACTTGCCAAAACAAAGACAGGATACAGCGCCAGCCGCACCAATTACATGACTCAACTTGTATTGGAGCGTGTCACCCAGACCAGAGGCGAGTCTTACTCTAATGCCGCAATGCAATGGGGTACGGAGCAAGAACCTTTTGCTAGGGCTGCTTACGAGGCTCATACGGGTCAGATGGTCGAAGAGGTGGGGTTTGTACCTCATCCCGACATTGAGGCCGCTGGAGCATCACCCGATGGCCTGGTGGGTGACGATGGAATGGTCGAGATCAAATGCCCATCATCAAGCACTGCATTGGAATGCTGGTTGTCTTACTCTCAGGGAGCAAATCCAGTGGATGCCAAGTACTACGCACAGATGCAGTGGCAGATGCGTTGCGCTGATCGCTCTTGGTGTGACTATGTTGTATTCGATCCAAGAATGCCAGCAAAAGCACAGTTGTTTGTTTACAGAGTCGATCGCAATGCTGATTGGCTCAGAATCACCGAAGAAGAAGTCCTGAAGTTTTTGGCAGAAGTGGATGCCAAAGTTATCGCCCTTAAATCAATCATTGGAGAGTAAAAATGTCAAAAGTAGTCAAAGAAATTTCGTGCATCGTTGGTGAATACCGCAACAGCGAAGGCCAAACAAAGAAGCGTTATCAGCGAATTGGGTCTGTGATTGACACAAAGAACGGCCCAATGCTCAAGATTGATGTGATCCCGTTGCGCGAAGGCGGGTGGGATGGCTGGGCATACATGAATGACCCAAAAGACCGCACACGGCAAGCTGATCAACCAGATGAAGACATACCATTTTGAGGTGGCTTATGAAAACCTATGATCTTTTCGAGCGTATTTTTGGCACTCATCCCAAAAAACTTGTTCGTACCGATGACCCAGATACAAGTCATGCTGCCGCTAACTCTGTTGACACTAGCCAACTAGAGTCAATGGTTTATGAGGTTATCAGTAAATACCCTGATGGTTGCATTGCTGATGATGTTGAAAGAGAACTTGCTCACTTACGCAGTCATTCAATTACGCCAAGGTTTGCGCCTTTAATTCGTAAAGGTTTTATTGTTGATACAGGAGAACGCCGTAGGGCATCATCTGGCCGATCTCAACGGGTTGTTAAAGTTACGGAGACAAAATGAAACAGACCTACTTTACTCAGCAAAACCTAGACCAAGCTCGCAGCTTGTTGATAAGCCTTTGTGGTGCTGTCCTTTTAGTCGGCACAGGGGTGATCTTCCTGTTGGCTACTTTTGATGTGCTGGTGAAATGATGTTTAAGTATATGTGGACTGAATTTCGGTCAACCCTCAAGATGCTGCCGCCAGCACAAACTGCCGCGCACGAATTGCTTCACGCAGAACATGATTTGCTACGGGCAGAGGCTGGGGTGGAATACGCGCAAGCAATGGTTGTTTGCCAGAAACAGCGAATCAAGCGCTTGAAGGCGTATCTTGGAAAGACTGAGGAGGCGACATGACTACAAACACAGGTGGGCCGGCGTTTTCAGCCGAGGAGTGGATTAACAGTGATGACCCGTCAGCCGTGAATCCTATTCGCCACCAGGGCATGACCCTGCGCGACTACTTCGCAGCGCAAGTTGCAGTTGGCACAATGTCTGATTATTGGAATGGCGACCGTATGAAAGCCCCGACCTTTAATGATATTGCCCAAGACGCCTACGCATTGGCAGACGCCATGCTGAAAGCGAGGGAGACATGAACAGGATGTGCGACACGGGTTATCGTGAATGCCCACGCCAGCCGACTTGCGGCATGGACTGCTACTTCACCACGGCAGAGCTTGAGCCAGAGACGCGCAAAGTCAGACCGTATCCTGCCGTCCCTGCCGACATTGAACCCGTGTCAGACACTTGGCAAGTGATTGGCAGTGTTGTCGTTGGCTTTGTGCTGGTGGCGCTGATGGTGGTCTGCTTGCTGCTGTTCTTTACGGGGCTTTGGATATGGAGTTTACTGATATGAAAACAATCATTGAGATGGCGCGCGCGGCTGGGATTATTCATCCAGAGATGGTGGATAAAACCCTTGAACGCTTTGCCGCCCTTGTCGCAGCAGAAGAGCGTGAGGCGTGTGCGAAGCAGTTGGATGCGCTTGGCTGTGACCATTGCGCCGCCGCAATCCGAGCAAGGGGACAAGCATGACCAAAGACGAAGCACTGAAGCTGGCGCTGGAGGCGTTGGAGCGAACAGGGAACATTGCAGGATTCGCGCATGAGCGTGAGCAAGCTGCCATCACCGCCATCCGTGAAACCTTGGCACAGCCAGAGCAGGAGCCGGTAGGTAGCGTGGTGCGTTGGCTTGATGGCTCGTTGGTACATGGGTGGTTTTCTAATCCCCCACCTGAAGGAACCCTTCTCTATATCACCCCACCCGCACCCCTGCCAGTGCAGGAGCGCTACTTCTGCCAACGCTGCGGCAAGCCTGTTAACTTGACCACAATTCACACATGCACACCACCAAGGGGACAAGCATGACTTACATTTTAATTTTTTGGACAGCCGTTGCTTATGGCGCTAAGTACGATTGGCGACCTTTGGCCGAGTTTTCAAGCGCAATAAAGTGTGAAGAAGCTGCAAAGCAATTAAACCTAGAGCAACGATACCGCTGCGTACAAAAATGAGCAACACACTAGAAGAACGCGATGCGATGATTGACATGGCGATGGGGGCTGGCTATCACATCACCCATATCGTACACATCATTGACTTTATGGTGGATTTTGATAAGGCAACCAAAGGCATGCCACGGGACAAGAAACTAAAGCTACTGGAAGAAGATCGGTGGCTAGGCAACGAGGATTTTAAACGCTATGACGCGCATCTTTGCTGGCTAGATATTCTTGATATGGACAAAGACGAGTGGAACAAGATCATGGATCAAGTTCGGGAAATGCGGGGGTATTGAGTAATGACAGAACAAGAATGGAAATCCTTGTCAGTTGAAGACAAGATAGCAATAACCAATATCGTCATTGGCGTAGTCAGGAAATCTGGACATATGTGCTTAAACAGGCCGTTGCGTTATTTTATTCGGCTTACGCCAGAGGCTGATTTATATGTCAAGGAAAAGAAAGTTGCAGCCGCACCCGAGGCTTCTTACGGATTTCCTCATGGTGCGGTAAGTGCGTCCAAAGTCGGCGGCAATGACTTGACTGCTGGAGAGACAGCACCTATAGACCCTAATAAGTGGGCGTTTGATCATGGGTTAGAGTCAACATGACCCACGGAGGCAAGAGAGCCGGTGCTGGCAGACCGCCCAAGGACATCTCAGTCAGCCGAGTTTATTCTTTGTACGATTCCGGCGTAAACATGAAAGAGATAGCGCGGCGGTTTAATGTCAGCGCTCCTGTGATCAGCAGACTAATCAAGAAACGCAATGCCAAACTTTAAGACTTGGACGCAAGAAAACCTAGCCCAGTTCGCCGAGGAAGCGAACACTAAGATGGTGGAGCAAAACGAGAGGATTCAGCAGCTTCAGTGCGATCTCAAAGACGCGATTGAAGCGTATCGGGCGCTTATGCGAAAGGCCGAGTCCCAGCGCGGTCAATGATTAGTGCTTGACGGCGGGGCGTTGGGCTGATGCTGATGTGAGTCCAAGCGTCGAACTCACGGATAACCTGATCAAAGGGTAGGTCTGAGGCCACCAAAGCCCTCACCACGGCATCTGGAGACATGCCTGGCACTCGGATGTCAGCCGCGCTGCCCGTGCGGTGCTGGCTGGTGTCCTTGCTGCCTACGCTGTCGTTAACTTGCTTAGACCTGAAGGCGCTGTTGATCATTATTGGCTTGCCGTCCAGCAGCGCTTTGACATCCTCCAAGAACTCTGCCAGTCTTTGCAAGTTTTCCATCTCAGCATCGTTTGGCGTGTTGTCAAACTGGCGGTGGCTGGTGGTAGTTAGTTCAGCAAGGGTGAAGTGTTCGGTAAGGTTCATTTCACTGGCCCTGACTTAGAAAGTAGATCGGTCTTAGCTTGTGAGCCAGCGCTGGAGCCAAAATAGTACGCGATTATTCCAGTCCAAGCCGTGCCTAAGCTGCCCAACATCATCAAAATAGCAGGGTTGCTGCTGTCCACCTTGCCAATAAACATCATCACCATAATGCCAAAAAAGCCCACTGTAACCGTACCAGCGAGTATTGGCGGCATCCGGCTGCGGGTGGTAGCTTGCATCTCCCGCGCAGACTTTCTGTCCTCGACCTCTAGCTTTTCAAAGTTTAGGCCAAGCTCTTGCGCTTGCTTTTGCAATTCGATCTCAGCAATTTTGACTTGAGCAATCTGATCTGCTGACAGCTTGTTGTTGGAGATCAGGTCGCCCACCTTGTCGGGGTCAACGCCAATCGCTTTGCTGATGGCAGACACAGCCATTCCAGCCAGTGGGCCACCCATAGCGGTTGCGATGGTGGGGGCAATTTGTTTTAGCCAGTCCATATTAATCCTGCGGTGTGAATTCGTAGAACGACTCTGGCTGATCCGACATAACTTCGCTTTCAGACGCTGCGGTAGACCCGCCCAAATAGCCGGTACGCAACAAGTTCATGCCAAACGATTTGGCTAAGTTAGACAAGTCCTCGGGTTTAATAAAGCCTTTGAGGTCAACTTCTTGTCCGTTTTTGCTAATCAAACGTGTTGTTGCCTTGATCGTGTTATCCAAGCCGTTCTTGTCCAAAAACAACTTGCGTTGCGCGTCTTTTGTGGCCTGGTCAATATTTTCTTGCCCAATTGCGGCTGCAATACGGAAGCCCTTGTTGAAGACGCTAGAAATCTGATTGACTAAGACGGCAGAAACTTTTTTAGGGTCTACACCACCAAGCAACCGTTGCATTGCAGACATCTGTTTGATGGCAATGTCGTTAAGCGGCAAGCGCTCCACGTCAATCTTGCCAGCCAAACGAGCAACATCTGCCATTGCAGCAAGGTTGCTTACATGATCCGCACCAAACACCTTGTTATACGCCGCTTTATTTTTATTCAGAAAATCAAACGGGTTTTTGCTGTCTAACATTTTTCCAACCATTGCATTGCGTACCGCAAGCGTTGCGTTGGTTTGGTCATCTGGCGACAACTTTTTCAAGTCGTTAAAAAATTTGGCTTGGTAGCCAATGCCGTTTGCTCCTAGCATTCGGGCTGTTATTGCCTCAACGCCTCCTCGGTCATAGTCTGCCAGAAAGCTGTCGCCAATACGTACACGCTCTGCTTTTGCCGCGTCATCAATAGCAACCCGTTGCGAGGACAGAAAGTCGGCGCGTTGCGTTGCGTCTGCCAGTTTGGCTTGTAAGTTTGGCAACTGCGTCAGTATGTCGCTGTACCCGCCGTTGTTGCTGGTTTTATTCAAAAGCGCGTCTAGTTTATTTGGGTCTACATACCCGTCTTTATCTAATGACTGCGCGTACAGCTTAGACATCACTGCTTTCTCAGCCAAGGGCGCGCCCTCATCGCCAGCTATACGCAAGAACTGCGACATAGATGTGGGGCTGCTAGCTAATTGAGGCGCTATGCGTTCAGCGTATTCTTGGCCGCCAATCTTTTGGACTGCATCAGCGTCCTTGAACGGTATGCCAACCTTAGTGTAGTAATCTAGGTCAAGCCGCTGCATTGCATCGCCAAAAGTCGTTGACTCACCACGGAAATTAACTTTTACGTCGCCGCTGCTGCTCTGCACTTGGTTAAGGGCATCATCAACGCGCTGCTGTAGCAATATAAGTTTGTCCCTTGTCGAATCAGATCGGATCGTGCGTATATCTTCGGCCACACGGCGTTTAAGCGAATCTAGGCTGGTAATGTCAAGCCCAGCAGACAAATTATCAACAGATGTAGGCAAGTTTTGACCACCAGCGCCAATCAAAGTTTGGTCGGTTGGTGCTGCACCCGTTCTTGCCCGTAACTTTTCAAATTCACCCGCTTGTTTTTGAACCAACTTTAGCAAGCTGGACTGACGACCCCAAGGGTCTTGCATAAACAAATCTTTTGCTGTGTCCAGCAACGATTGCGTTTGCACGGCAGGAAGAATCGCGCCCATGGCAGATGCTTGCGCCTTAACGCTGTCGTAATCCGGTGACAACGCCTTGCGAGCTGCTGCTTCCTGCGCTAGCGTCAGGTTCTGGATAGATTTGCCCAAATCAACCGGCGCAGAGTCGCCCATTAAGTTCAACGTCTGCCCTAGCTTGGCTTGTTGATCGGATATTGCCGCAAGCCGCTTGTTGTAGTCAATTTCGATTTGTCCGGTTGCCTTGCCTACGCTTGGAATGACGCCTGTTGGTTGAGGGTATAGCCCAGACGCTTTGCTGCGTACTGCGGTTTGTAAGTCAGAGTAAACTTTTTGAAGGTCAGCCGCAACTTTGGGGTCGTTCTGGGCAAGGCGTGTTAGCGCGGCGCGCAAAACTTTATTGTCTACGCCAGCGGAAGCAAGCACATTGCTTTCACCACCTACAAAATCAATCTTTTTCTTAATGTCTTGTAGCCGCGCATTAAGCCCAGGGTCTGCCGCCAACGCTTTCTCAATTAAGTCCTTGGCTACTGAATTACCCTCAACCCCAGCTAAATCCTCTACTTTAAAATCTTTAAGGTTGACACCTTTTGTCTTGCTGAAAAGAGCTTCCGCACCTTTAACCCCGCCAGCACCTGACAACAGCGCAAACAAAATGCCACCCGTAATTTGTCCCGGAACTCCGGCAACTTGCCCACCTACCTCGCCACCAAACTCGCCGCCAGCGCCAGCCATACCAGCGCCAGTAAACAGCGCGGCGCGAGCTGGCCCAGTTACTGGAAGCCCAAGTAAATTAAGCGGGTCTGTCATTGCCTCTACAGCAGCGCCGCCATATTTTTGCGTTTGTGTTGTGGGTCGCAAATCAACATCAACGCCCATGCGTCGTTGGATGTTAGGCGTTGTAAACTCTTCCAATTCAGGCTGAGTCGGAAACGCCCCAGCAAATGTTCCGGTTTGTTGAGCGCTACCCGCGCCTAATCTTGCTGGGAGCGAAGATAACCCTCGCTTTGCGCTCTCAAATAAGTACTGGCCCGTGCTTGTAGCTGGGGTGGGCGCGGTTTTAAGCCCAAGATCGCCCAGTGTGTCTTGTGGCCTAAGTCTAATAGCCATTGCTGCTAGCTGGCGCGCATCGTCCTGATTCCCAGCCGCGTCTGCTTGCCGTAGCGCGTCCATGACCTGTTCATAGGTAGCCATTATTTGTTCTCCGAACCGGGAAAGAGATACTTGTCAATTAAGGGGTCGCCAGTTTTAGCAGCTGGTGCGGACGGCTTTTCAGCGCCGCCTTTTGTCTTCAACTTAAATTGACTAAGTTGATCGTCAATTTGACGCAGCGCAGTCTTATAGTTTGGCGAGTCCAAATAGCCGTATTGTTCAGACTCATCCATAAGTTTTTTACGGCGCTCAATTAACGCGCCTCGATACAGCGCAGTAGCAAATTTTTCCGCTTGGTCTTTTTTGACCGTGGTCGCTGTACCAGCAAAAAACTTAACGGCATCTTGCGCTAAACGATCATCAAGACCGCCAGTCCGTGCAAATCGCGCCACGTCTTGGTTAGACATGTTCTTGCCTTCGCCGGTCAAACGCGCTAAGGCGCCAGGTAACGCGGCCGCAGAAATATCGTTTGTTGTAGAGGAACGAATAATGCCGATGGCGCTAGGTGCGTCAGAAAGAATCGTTGATGTTCGGTTCATTACTGGGTCTTTACTCAATACGTTCAGAGTAAAATCCATCCAGTCTTTGGGTTTTACAGGCGCGCCTGGTGCTCTTACATCAACATTAGTTTTAGCCGTTGTACGATCTACTGGGCCAACATACGGCTTCATAACCTGCTTACCATCAGCATCTGTTTCAAATGTAATTTGTTGCACACCATCGGCTGTTTGATACGTGTACACGGCTTTTCCAGAGCCTACAGCAGTGCCGACTTCTTTAATGTTAGGGGCTACAGGTTTTTCCCCAGCTTTAGTTGTCAGGCGTTGCAACTCGGCAAGTTGACCAGATGCAAGACGCAAGGCTTGATCGCGTTCTGGGCTTGCGGGTAAAGCTGTAAACTGGCTTATCTGTTCTTGCAGACTTGAAATCTCACGCGCTAATTGAATATCGTTTGGAATACCCTGCAAGCGTTCACGATTAGCAGCGGCCAGCGATGCTTTCCCCGCCGCCTCACGTTGACCGATTAAAGCGCCGCTTTCCTTTATCTTTTGGTACTCAGATTGCAGCATGAATGCACCTTGAGCATCGCCTCCTTGTTGCAGTGCAACAATACCTTTTTCAATGGACGCGGGGTCGTTTGGATTAATTTGACCCGCAATCTGCTGGCGCATTGTGATGCGCTGCAACTCAGGGTCTTGACCACCCAGAGCGCCACCAATAGCACCAGCCAAGCCGGAAGCACCGCGACCAATGGCGTAGTTAGCTTGCTGGAACGGGTCGAGCTTGGCGTACTGCAACGCTTGCGCGTCCATGCGGTCTTGCTGGGCTTGCTGATAAGCCTGTGGCGTTACGCCAAATAAGGATTGAACGATGTCGGTTGCCATGATTTAGTCCTTAAGTCCAATAACCTGAGTTAGAAAACTCACCTGTTGCGTATGGATTGCCAGCGGGGAAGGCCGCGATATCAGCAGTAGCGTTATACCCGCCAAACAGGTTACCCAATCCTCGCTGTAACGCTGGATTTTGACTAGCTTGTGTCAGCGCAGTAGCAAATGGATTGTAGGCATCGGCAGCGCCTCTTGTTTGCGCCGCAGCCATGCCGCCTTGCAGCAGCGCGTTAGCCCCTGCTGTACTTTGACCCTTAGCGCCAATATTAATGCCAAGATCAAGCGGTTGCTGACCAAGCGCCTCAAGCTGCTTCATCTGAGCTAGATAAGCCTCGTATGGGCCAAGAGCCGCTGCCTGGCCTTGGTAGCCTTGCGTGAGCAGATTGCCAGCAGTGCCTAACAGACCAGCACCAAACCTAGCCTGATCCATACCGGCTTGTTGTGCGCCAGCGGCCAGTTGAGCATCCTGTTGGGCAATGGCGTTGTAGTAGGCTTCTAGTTCTGGGCTAGCTGCACTCAGTCCTGCCGCGCCACTAGGACGAGCACTGGTAGCGCCAACAGACAGACCACCTCGGCCAGTGTTAAACAAGCGGTTTTGCAGCTGCGCCATCTCACGCTCACGACTAGGGGCTAGCAACTCTTGTTGACCAGCTATGTACTGCTGGGCTGCTTGTTGCGGAGACTGGGCCAAATACTGCTGACCAAGGCCAAACAGACCTTGAGCGCCCTGTTGCAATGGAGCAAACTGCTGCTGTGCCATCTCAGCTTGAGACAAACCGCCACCAGCCAAGCCCATGAACCTATCTTGATAAGCACGAAGGGCTGGGTCTAGCGTGTAGCTAGCACCAGAAACACGACCGTCAGGCCCAGTCTGAAATTGCGACTGACCAAAGCGTGTCGTAATGCCTACGGGACGGAAACGCGCTTCTTCAGCCGCAAGTTGCGCGGCTCTCATTTGTGCGTCTGCTTGTGTACGGGCTGCGCGTTCAGCAGACCTACCGCCTAGCAAACCGCCCAATAAGGAAGCACCCCCGCCAATTACTGCTGCTTCTACGCCCATGATATTCCCCTAATAAATAACTGTCTATGCAACCCATCAAGGCCCACAAAATCTTTTAAAAACTTAAACCCAAACAGATCAAGAAACTTTGCATGCTTTCTATCGCAAACCTCATGGATTGCATAAACGTCCTGTTTTTGAATGTTGATTAAATCTGCCAACATTCTTTTTCTTACTGTATTTGTCCATCTTACGCAATCGCAGTGTATAAAACAAAACCCTTTGTCAAATTCAAAAAACAAGGTGTAGTCATCACAGACTGCCACTGGAACTTTCATGCAGTTCTTTTCCACATATAAACGGTAATGTACGGCTGGTAGTTGGCGTTTGTGCCGCTTGTTCCAGCGGATGCTGTTGTAATTGTGTGAACGTGTGCAGCAACAGCGTCTAGATCAGCAATACCAGATGTATTAGAAAAGTCAGCAACACCCCTGTGAGTGGCCGAAGTGCCAGTACCAAAATGAGCTATCGCAGCATTGCCACCAGCAGTGTGATTGTGCGCTCCACCGGAATCTGTTGTGCCTGTGTGCGTGTGGCTTGGCAATGTCGAATCCGCACTACCGCCCGTTTCTTCAGCCGTGTCAAACAAGGCATTGCTTGCGTTAAAACCCACCATCACTCGGCCAGCGCCAAAGGCAGTCCAAGTGCCAAAGCCCAGCAAAGTGCCAGGATTAGTGCTATTTGTAGCGTTGATGTAAATCGAGCCGACAGGATGCAAGGTCGCAAGTGCTGCCTGAACGAATGCGGTTGTGGAAAGCAAAGTTGAACTGTTACCCGCAGTTTGCGTAACCGCCGTAGTGCCTGTTGGCAGGGAGGGCGTTCCGGTAAAGGTAGGGCTAGCCAAGTCAGCCTTGGTTGCAATAGCCACCGAAATGTTGACAAACTCAGTGTTGATCTCCGTGCCTTTGACGATCTTCAGCGGGTCGCCAGAGGTCAGTGCATCTTTGGTCGCAAAATTCGTAGATTGTGTGTAATTACTCATACTGTTTTCCCGTTTTTGCTTTGGATTTCAATCCGCTGAATAGACAGCGCCGACCCGTTGATGTTCGACTCATAACCCGTTTGCACGATTTTACCGCTACCAGAGGCAGACACGCTTAAAGTTTGCAAAGCCACACCGTTGGCGTATTTGGCTACCACTGTGGCATTAGCGCCGTACTCAGCAATTCCGTACTCAGAAACCGCTTGTGTCGGGATTTGCGCGTTAGTTGACTGATAGTTGGCGCTGAAGTCAAAGCCCCACTTCAGCGTTACGAATTGGTTTGTGCCGCCAATCACAATCACCTTCAGGCGCTTGAGCAGCGAGGTGACATTGGCATCGCCTAGATCAGCATGGTTGGTGTAGTACAGCAAACGATATGCCGAAGTGTCGTCTTGTGCGCCTGTGTACTTGGCGATATAACTTGTCTTGCCCAACAGCAGATCGCCATTACGCCTTGATAGCAGTGCTGAAGGCTCGATTGAGTCCCATGTGGTGACTCTGAACGATCCATCTTGTAACTGCCCACGGGTGTCAAAACAAAACACCTCTTTAACAAAAGGCAGGGTTATCAAGTAAAACGCTTCAGTTTCAGAGTAAACCGACTTGATGTTTGCCAGTGTTTCACCAGCGACGATGTTCATAAAGTCACTACGCACATTCTTGGACAAGTCGCCAATGGGTACTGACTTCTCAATCACAGTCCGAGCAAATGATCTCACACCGGAATTGGACAAAAACAAAACATCCTTGCCCGTGCCTTGAATTGAGTCTCTGGCGATGCAACCGATACCGGCCACCGTGTCTGCCAGTGTGATTGTCGAGGGCGTAGTCGCGCCCGAATAGACCAGAATCTGGCGCTGACCAAAGATGATCAGGAAGTTGTTGTGCGCCGCTAGACCGGTGATGTTGTCCGCGCCGTTAGGCCACACTTGATTAATATTTAACGAGCCAGATGTGCCGCCCGTCCAAACATGGCCTGAGAGCAAGTCAGAGAAAAAGACCGTAGTGTTGTCAGTTGATGTATCTGCCACCCACAAGCGGCCATAAGCGCTAATAGCGATATTGCCCGAAGGCACAGTCCCCGCATAGCCAGTCTTCTCACTAACGCGCCTGAAGGTCGTAGTGCTGACAGCAGGGTCAAAGATCAGCGGATCGTGGCCCGTCTGAAAGAAGTAGGTAATGCCGTTCAGTGAGGCGCAAGCCCAGTTGTTGGCCGTAATCGTAGGTGCTGTGCCGCCGCCGCCGTAGGTCAATTCCACCACAGCGTTGCTGCTGTCTAGCTTAAACAGCTTGTTGTTGCCAGCAAAAAGAATGGTCAGAGTACCGTCAGTCTGCACTAACTCGTGGATAACACCTGGAGCATTTGCACCCAACCCACCAGCAGATGCGTTAACCCGCGCCCAGCCCTTGCGTGAACCGATGCGCCCAAACTGGTCAATTACGCAATTTGTAGCGACTAGCGCAAAGCCAGCCGCCAAGTCCAACGGCGAGTCTTGCGTATTCAGGCCAAAGAATCCTGGCGCTGAAATGCTGGCAGTCTGGAGGGCTTGGCTCATACCGCTACAAACTCTTGGTTCTCTGGATAGCGAGTGCCTTCCAGCGCAATCTGGTCAGACAGCATGGCACGATAAAGCTGGTAAGCCTCAGATGAACTTAGACCGCCATCCTCGCCGCGCTCCACCAGCGCACGGGCGTAAGCGTTTTGTACCACCAGAGAGTCAGGGACAAGCACAGATGTGCCGTCAGCCGTCAATGTAGCTTGGGGTACTGTCAGGCTAAACGGGATGTTGAAGACCCCATCAGGTCGAGGGTACAGCACCACCTTGGTGTCGCCGTTGCCGTCTACGCCATCAAATGCGTAATATTGAGGGATGCCGTTTGTTGTTGGAACAAGGTTTTGATAGCGATTCATTTCAACAAAACTGATGTTTTGCAGACCGATGTTTGATGTGGTGTTGATCGCGTCTTGCACTTGGAACTTCTGTCCCGCACCCGTCATCGAATAGATGTAGGTCGCAGCCACTGTAGTGATGGTGACTGTCTGACCCAGCACATTCCAGCTAAAGGCGTCCTCAATCTGGCGCTTGGCATCGTTGACAAACAAACCGATTAGGGTTGAGTAAGCAGTCTCATTGTTGGTGGATACTTGCGTCTCACGCAAGCGAATCAGCACGTTGTTGATAAGCTGGAGGTAAGTCATTTCTTGTTCCTTGCGCTGATTGCCTTGGCCTTGGATTTGGCGTCTGCCTTACTGCTTGCCCCCCATGCTTTCAAACTTAACAGCAGTCGAGTGGGCTTGCCGTCTTTGTACTCAGGGCCATCATTGCCAGCCATCCTCGCTAAGAAGCTAGCCCTGCGTGGGTTATCGCCCGATTTTACAGGGGGCTTGATGTCTTGCCCAGCAGCCTTCAGACTCGCCCGTCCAGCAGCGTTAAGGCCACCTTTTGGGTTCTGTCCTTCCTTGCGCTGCCAAGCTGGTGTCTTCATCGGTAGCCTTTAGTCTTTGCCGCTATCTTTTTAGGTTGCGCTACGAATTGTTTCCCTTTAGCCATGCCAGCACGTTTTGCCCGAGTTGTCGCAGCGTACTCAGCATTGCTGAGACTTTTGATAGCAGCTGCTGGCAAATATCGCTCACCAGTGACAGAAGATTTTTTACCACTTTTAGTTCTCCAATCTTGGTCGCCCCAATCCTTCAGGCTTTTCTGGGTAGCTTTCATTTTTTCTTCGGAGGTGTATGGGTCAAGACTTTACTAGTTGGTGTGTGCTTTGCACCTGTCATCAAGACAGCACCAGTTTTGTGAGTCTGACCTTTATACAGCTTGCCGTCCGGTGTGTAATGCGCTTTTGTCTTGCTCACGATTTGTACCCCCCGCCCTTAGCTTTGTACTCTTTTGCGAGTAGTTGTGCTTTTCGGGCTGACCATTCGCCAGCGCCAGTGCCTTGCACAGCTTGACCCTTGATCTTTTCAAACAAAGCCTTCCGCATGGTGGGCTTGGTATAGACCGCCGCTTGGTTGACTTTGCTTTTCATTTCTTCTTTACCTTTGCTTGTGACAGCGCAATTGCCATAGCTTGCTTTGGGTCTTTGACCACCTTTTTGTTGGTAGTCAACTTACCCGCACCAAACTCTTTCATCACCTTGCTGATCTTTTTCTGGGCGGGAGTTTTCATATCAACTCCGTCACAGAAAATGTTGATGAAGTTACGGTTGCGTCTTTGATAACAGCAATCTTTTGGCCTGGACTGACCCTAACAATCTCAACAAAGTTATTGGGCATCATGGGCGATGTTGAAATGCTTGCAGTTGGGCTTGTGCCAATTTGGAAATGGCAATGCCCTATTGAACACGCTATACGAATCATTGTGGTAGATGCGCCAAATGCCGTTGATGAAACGCTAGAGTTGCCAACAGCAAATATTTGCGTTGTGCCCAAACTTGGGACGCCAAGCGCCACATTGTTAGGGTCAAGTTGAAAGATAGACATTACTTGCCTCGTTTGGCTTTAGTCGCCATGTTGGTAGCAGTGCGCTGACCACGCTTAGGCATAGCTTTTGGCTTGGCAATGGCAACCATAATAGAGACAGGCATTGCTTTTTTACCAGACATTTTTGGTGCTTTTCCGTACATGATTTATCCTTTAACAGTTGATTTACGAGGCCGACCCATACGCTTGACAGGTGCAAGCATGGGCAAAGGTTTAATCTCAGGCTCAACTTGCTCATCCAGACGCACATAGCCCTGATGCCCACGCATCGAGTCGATGTCCACTTGCTGGGTAAAAGTCACAGTGTTACCGGATTGCAAACAGCGAAAAGTAGCCATGATTATCCTAAAAAAGGGGGCCGAAGCCCCCGCCCATCACACCACCCGAACAATTACAAGTCGAACAGTGGTAGATGCAAGATCGACCGCTGCGCCTGTTGTGTTGGTTGATGCAATTGTCACAGTACCAGCAGCAGAGACATAAGCACGGCGAACTAGCCCTGCCTCGTCAACTCCTGTGGACATTAGCACCATGTCGCCCAAGATCACTCCTGGAACGGCCACGGTGTCAGTTCCTGTTGCTTGGTCGGCAATGGATGCCGTGTTAAGCGTACAGGTTACAGCAAAGGTATCGTTAAAGACGCCTCTGAACTGGTCGTTGCCTCTGCGCGAGGTAATTGCTGTTGCTGCTGCCATTTTCTAACTCCTTAAAAATAATACCCCCCATTTCTGGGGGGCGTGGGGTTAGGCTGGCACTGCCAACGCAAAGGCGCTAGAAGACAAAGCTGCACCAGTTGTAGCGGCTGCACGAAGTGCGGCAACGCCGTACAGGGTATCGCTTGTAAACAGAGTGGCAAGGTAATCTTGCTTATACTGTGTTTGTGAACGGATACCGATTTGCTCAACCAGAACCATTGCGTCCTTGTGACCCATCAAGCAGATACGATCTGTAGTGCTGTTACCAGCGCCAGTATCCGCATTGCTAGATGTGAACACAGGGATGCCATACAGATTTCCGATTTCACCAGTGCGGATCGCATTGCCATTGCCCACAAAAGCCTGTTCCGTGTAACGGGAAAGACCCATCAGCGTGTTACGGCTAGATGGAGGGATCAGGAAAAAGCGATTGTCCATAGGAGTATCGTTGTCATCCAAACGCTGAATTGTTCTGCGAATGGCAGCATCAGTCAATGCGCTTGCATTTGAAGATGTGCTGTTGTAAGCAGTTGTACCATCGCCGCCAATGAAGGCCTTGGTGGTTGTGTTGCTCGTTGCGTAGTCGTTAGTACCGACAGTAGCACCGTTAAATGCACGACCCAATTGAACCAGGCTAGAGTCCACTTGCTTGGCTAGCGCATAGCCAGCATCAGCAGTGTAAAACTGGCGCAAGCTGTTCAGGGCTTGTGCTTCAACGATGTCCTCAATGAAAC